TCAAAGCACCAGAAATGCTTCCACCCCAAGTTCCTGTACCCCAACCATATCCATAAGTTTGAATTGTTGGTCCTATTTCCACATAGGCTCTGATTGTTGCAGAACCAGCAGCAGTCATACCTGTTCCTGTTTCACTAGATGCCATTGTAATTGTAAAAGTATCTGCTGCAGCAGTTATGACTTCAAATGTCTGGTCAGTAAAATTAGCTGTTGTAAAACTTGTTGCACCACCTCCTGGTAAAGTAACAGACTCAAATAAAAAATAATCACCAGATACTAAACCATGTGCTGTTTTGTTTACTGTAACCGTTGACTGTCCATTTACAGAGGTAAACGTAGCACCAGTCAATCCAGTCTCAAGTGGTGTTACATCATAGAAAGCATCTTCATAATAGATTAATAATACTTTTGATGTTCCAATCGCTGCGTATTTTCTACCTTCTAAATCTGTCCATGTGTGTTGTGCTCTTGCTGGACCTGCAATTGTTTGTCCACCTATAGCTGCAAAACCACCAATCTTTTCTGGTTGTGCATATCTAAATCTAACAAAATCACCATCAATCCATCTACCTTCTGCTCCTGATGGAGTATCTGTTTTGTCAAAACCTGGTAATAATTTTACATTTGTAAGAGGCATACGGTATTTTACACCATGTTAAAGCTTCTTCCAAGTCGTTGGAGATGGCATGTTATGCTCTGATTTAATACCTTTTCGCATAGTAAGAAGCACATCTCCTGATATTGATATACGTGCATTTTCTTTTTCATTCATACCTGTTTCGTGAAAAAGCATAGATGGGAAGATAACTACATTACCTGTCTTTGCAGGATATTCAGCTTTTGCAAAATTTACCTCATCCCATTTTTTAAAATAAGGATCTCTTTTAGGTATGTTAAGCCCAACTTTATGTGCCTCATCATCAATAAAAAATAAGTTACCTTGGTCATCTGCCTCAACATAATAAACAAAACTAAAGTGACTAGTCATGTGTCTATGGTAAGCAATAAATTGATCTTTATTAGAATAAGTAGCCCATGATTTTGTTATATATATTTCAAACAATTCAAGATCGTAGTGTTGCCCATGAAGTGCTGCTATAATAGTTTGTGTGATTTCATTAAATAATTTATCAAATCTTTTATCTAAATGAAGATTATCATCAATGGATTGCAAATCTTTTGCTTTTATATCCGTTGTCCGTGCATACTGAGAATTTGTTGCAGTAACATCTTTCTTTAATATTGGTAGTATTTGGTTATTTAACTCTTCGTAATTTTGTATTTGCGAAATATAGATTGGATAACCAAACCATTTTGAAATGTTAGTCATTCAAAATGCCTTTTGTATCAAACCACATATAACTATTTACCTTAGATAATAAATTTTCCATATCTTTATCTTTTACGATGTACACAAAAGTTTCAGTGCAATAGTCTTTTATAGCTTCATACCGGTGATGTCCATCTAAAAGTGTTTTATTAGCATGTATTACTAAAGGACATAATAAACCGTTGGATTTTATATCTACTTTCAAATCACTTATTAAATCGTCATTTAAGTGAAGTTGTCTTGGTTTTATATCTTGTATTTTTGTTAAATGAAGAATACTTTTAAAAATAATTTTTTTAGGTTTTAATAACACTAAAGAATTCTAATGAATCTATAAACAATTTCTCCGTCACCACCCACAGCACCGTTTGTGGCCCCACCACCAGTCACTTGTGCAGCTCCACCGCCTCCACCTGAACCTCTTGTTCCTGGTGTCCCGTTAGTACCAGATCCACTTGATGAACCTCCTCCACCTCCTGATATTCCTCCATCATAAGAATCTGCTCCAGAAAATCCACTTATTCTACAGTTGTCTCCACCACAGTTACCAGATCCTGATAAACTTCCTGTTGCACCGTTACCACTATCATTAAATGTGCCTGCAGGTCCTGATGTGTTTGCACTAACATTTTTTGTAACACCATCTGAATCTCTAAATGTCCCTGTGCTAACACTTGATGATACCGTTGCAGAGCCAGGTGTACCAGCAGTGTTTGTTCTTAAAGGCCCTTGCACACCTCCACCAGTACCTGATGATCCTCCACCACCTCCTAATGTAAATAATGATCCTGCACTTGATCCTGATAATGTCGTTGATGTACCTGCACTTGCGATTCTTGGTTGGTTAAAATTAGAAGTTTGGTTTCCTCCAGCTCCTCCTGATCCAATAGAATATGTTAGTGTTTCACCTTCAGTGACAGAAAATATTTTATCAGATATATAAGCACCAGAACCACCACCAGCTCCTGCTGATTCTCCACCTGCTTTATCATAACTTGCTCCACCTGCTGCACCTCCGCCTCCACCTACTGCTGCTTGAATATGTATAGCGTTAGAATTATCTGGAACAGTAAAAGTTCCAGAACCTGATGATAAAGTTACAAAAGAAGTTGCTTCAAATGCACTAAAAATTAATTTGTAAACACCACTTACATTTGCATAAGCCTCATTTACTTCTTGATAAGTACCACTTACATTAACAAATATTTGATTAGCTTGTTGAAATGCACTAGAGTTCCTTACATAAGTCTCAGCCATTTAAACCTCTATGCGTATACGAACCAAAGATCTCCGTCAGATCCCCCTGCAGGAGTTACGTTAGTTGTGATTGTAAATTTTCTTTCTAGTTTATCTGCTGTAATTGCATTGTTTGTAATTTTTGCAGTTGAAATAACACCATCAGAAATTTTTGCTGTGACTATTTGATTATCAGAAATTTTTGCTGTGACTATTTGATTATCAGAAATCTTTGCGCTAGTTATAGCATTATCAGAAATAGAAGCTGTGGCTACTAACCCACCAAGAGTGCTTAAATCAATTCTGTTTATATTTGTACCATCAGAATAAGCAAGATGTCTTTTGCCTTGGTCCATAGCAAATCCAGTACCACTTGCAGTTTTGAATGTAATCGTACTTGTATTATGAGTGGTTTGGTCGTCAAGGATATACATTTTTTCAATCGAATTAGGAACTGTTACATTTGTTGCACCAGTTAATGATCCACCAAAAGCTAAAACCATATTTCTTGCTTGAGATATTGATCCGTCATCCATAGTTAAACCAATAGATGTGGTTGTTACACTTATTGATTCGTAACCAGCAACAGCCTGTTGTACTAAATTTAAATTTGTATTAGTTTTTGTTCCCCATGTACCAGCGTTTTCACCAGTAGCCATAAGTTCAAGTTTTAAATCTGTCGAAAATGTAGATGCCATATTTGTATTATAATCCTATTATGCTGCAATATCAACTTCAACCCAAGTATTGGTTACTCCTGGATCAACGTTAGACCATGCTATAGTTCCTGTGTTTCCTTCACTTATTGTTAATTGTTGACCAGTCACATCTACAGGTGTATTTAGATCAACTGTCACTGAATTTAAAGCCGTAGTCATGGTTGTTAAACCAGTAACAGCAACTGTAACATCAATAGATACAGTTTCTTCTCCATCAGATATTGTTAATAAATTTGTTGTTAAAGTAACATTAGCATCTCCAGTCATTGCTAACGTTCCTGCTGTTGCAGTCATTTCTACACCAGTTACATTAACTGTAAATGTAGCATCAGCATCGCCTACGGCTGTAGTTGCTGTAGCTCCTGTCAGTGATACATTAGCATCTCCTGTCAAGCTCAATGATCCAACTGATGTTTCTAATTCATTTTCACCTTGGAGAATAACTCCTGTAGCATCAGCTTGAATAGAATAAGGACCAATACTAATTGTGAGATCTTGACCTGTAGCAATTACATCTGGATCAACCTGTATTGCACCAAGAGTTGTTGAAGCATTTACACCTGTTACTTGTATTGTTGGATTTTGAACTGTAGTAATTGTAACTGCACCTAATGCTGTTGTAAGTTCTATACCTGTTACTGCAACAGAGGCATTAGTTCCTCCAAGTGAAGCAATAGGTGATTGTGCAATTGCTGTAATTCCTAACATATTTCTCCAATAAGTGCGAGGGGTTGGTGATTGAGGTGGTAAACCCCCCACACGCAGAGATTATATCATCTCTTAAACCAATTAGGAAGTCCTAGATGTATACGTTTGTCAAACATATTATCTTTTGCACCTCTTGTTTTACTATTATTATAATGTAAAAATACTTGTACACATTGTTTCCCTTTAAATTTTTCTCTCCAGTGCTCTAACATACATCCAGAATAAACCAACATATCTCCTTGTTTTAAATCTACTCTGACACCTTTGTTTCCAATGACCTTATAAGGCTCATCTGGTGAAGGTATATCTGTGTTTGTGGGATCCAAATATATTGGCCAATCATCACCACCTAAATTCATAGTGGTCGATATTTCACAACTAAATCTATCTTTATGTCTTAAAAGTTCATCACCTTTTTTATAAATTCTTGCATATGTGTATGCTGGATATAATTTTAATCCTGTGACTTTTTCCATTTGTGGTTGACACTTTAACATTAAAGTTTCCATAGCAATGTTTCCGTATTGAGAATATGTATTTGGTATCTGTTCATCCTCTGCCTCATAATATCCAAGTATATTTTCAAAAGGTGAGATGTACCTAGTTTTTCTGCAAGTATCATACACTTGTTTTTGCATACAAAAATAGTTTGCAACAAATGCAGCTAAATCTTTTGATATTGCTTGACGTATTACTGTATACTTTTTCTTCTTAAACGACATTTCCACTTACTATTAA